TTTCAAATGATTCTGCACACACAGACGCACTAGAAATTGCTGAAGGTACAGGCGACAAATACAAGATGATTTTCAAAACAGAAAACATCACAAAAGTTATGGCCGGTACCTATGAAGTTTCAATTTCATCAAAAGGCATCTCACACTTCAAAAACAAAAATCTTCCACTTCAATACTGGGTTACAACTGAGGCTGGTTCTAAATTTGAAAAGGGTGCGTGATGGCACTTAAATATTTCAATGAGATTGAACTGAAAAATAGCATTGCAGTAAATCCAAATTGTGTAATGCTGGTAATCGAACATTCACGAGCACCAAAAATTATTTTGACTGATGGGACATATTATTTTGTTGAGGGGTCCTATTTGGAAACTGTTGCTCGTTTGAATGAGCGTGACTAATTATTTTATGATGTATATTGTGAGGAGTTCCTATGGAACATTTGTTATGGACAGAGAAGTATCGGCCACAGACAGTCGAAGATTGTATTCTACCAAATCGTCTGAAACAGCCATTTCAGGAGTATGTCAATCAGAAACAGATACCTAATCTGCTTCTAGCTGGCGGTGCAGGTGTTGGCAAGACTACTGTTGCCAAGGCCATGTGTAATGAGATTGGTTGTGATTTCATGGTCATCAATGGTTCTGATGAGAGTGGCATCGATATTTTTCGAACTAAAATCAAAAACTATGCCTCGTCAATGAGTTTGGCTGGTGGTCGCAAGGTCATTATCATTGATGAGGCAGACTATCTAAATCCTAATTCAACTCAACCTGCTTTGCGTAATGCGATTGAAGAATTCGCAGGCAACTGCTCGTTCATCTTCACCTGTAATTACAAGAATCGCATCATCGAACCATTGCATTCTCGGTGTGCAGTAATTGAATTTGGTTTGAAGAATGGTGAGAAGGCCAAGATGGCTGCTGCCTTCTTTAAGAGACTTCAATCAATTCTGCAAAGTGAAAAAGTTGAGTATGATGATGCCGTAATTGCAGAACTTATTAAGAAACACTTTCCAGATTTTCGTAGAGCGTTAAACGAACTGCAACGATATTCTCAGTTTGGCAAAATCGATACGGGCATTCTTGCACAACTCGGTGATGTATCAATTGAAGAAATTGTAAAGAACATTAAAGAGAAAGACTTTGGTGCCATTCGTAAGTGGGTCGCATCACACGAAATAGATTCTACCACTCTCTTTCGTAAACTTTATGATGCGATGTATGATACATTAAAACCTCAATCCATCCCTCAGGCAGTTATCATTCTTGCAGACTATCAATACAAGGCTGCATTTGTTGCTGACGCTGAAATCAATACTGTCGCCTGTCTAACAGAGTTGATGGTCTCTTGTGAGTTTCAATGAATGACTTATTTCAAACTACTTGGAAGTGGATACATGATGACTTTGAAAGTCATCGATTCCGTTTTGTCGTGGAAGTTATTGCTTGGGCTATATCTATCGGTTGCAGTATTGTTATGGCTCTCACAGTACCTAATCCTCCCTTACTCATTCTATATCCAATTTGGATTGTTGGCTGCGGTATGTATGCTTGGGCTGCTTGGACTCGTAGGTCTTCTGGTATGCTTGCTAACTATCTTCTCCTTGTCACTATCGATTCGGTCGGACTCATAAGGATGCTGACATGAGTAATCCATTTGACTATGTTAAAGAGATATTACAAGGAAAGAAACAACTAATTGTCGATGAATTGACAGAAAAAGACTATTCACCTTTTCTGACAAATCGCAGTCTATCCTATCATAAAGACTGTATTATGTTTGCAAATGAGATGAATCGCAGACATTTTGTAGATAAAAAGTTGCAAAATGACTTTTTACTAAATACAGTCAGGTCACAAAAACGACCATTTGCGAAGTGGGTAAAATCTGAGAAAAGTGAGAATATAGAATGTATAAAGACTGTCTATGGTTTTTCAGACACAAAGGCTCGTGAGGCCCTCTCCCTACTCAGCAAAGAACAAATCCAAGAACTAAAAGAACAAACCAAAATTGGTGGATTAGGAAAATAAAATGGTAGATTTGACTCAGTTTGTTGAGGTAAGTCTTAACGAACAAGACGATTTTTTGAAGGTAAGAGAAACACTTACCCGTATTGGTGTGTCTTCACGCAAAGAAAAAGTGCTGTATCAGTCTTGCCACATTCTTCATAAACAAGGCAAGTATTACATTGTTCACTTCAAAGAACTTTTTGCGTTAGATGGCAAACCTTCTAATATTACAGAGAACGATATACAAAGACGAAATGCAATTGCAGATTTGTTAGAAGAATGGGGTCTGGTAAAGATATTGAATCCAAGACTTATTGAAGATAATATTGCCCCACTTCATCAGATAAAAATTATATCATTCAAAGAGAAAGATGATTGGCAGCTTATTGCCAAATATAACATAGGCAAAAAGTCTACTGATTACTAAATAATGGTGCGATGCCTAATGGGTCGCATTTTGATAAACTTGCTTTTTTAAGGAGATTAAACATGACAGTAGGTCGTATTTCTTTTGGGCCATTGGCTCATACAACATTAGGGTTTGAGCGTTTCTTTGATGATGTTGAAAAACTTTTGAGTATGGATGTGACGAAAACAACCCAATCTTTCCCACCACATAACATCATCAAGTTAGACGAAACGCATTATGTCGTTGAACTTGCTGTTGCTGGTTTTAGTAAAGAAGATATCGAAATCACAACAGAAGGTGGTACACTCACTATCAAAGGTGAGAAGAAAGATAAAGATGTTGAAGTGACTTATCTGCATCGTGGTATTGGTACTCGGTCGTTCACAAAACAACTGACGATTGCTGATACTGTTGAAGTAAAAGGTGCAGAATATAAAGATGGTATTTTGCGTGTTGGTCTGGAGAATGTAATACCAGAACATAAGAAACCACGCAAGATTGAAATTGGTAATGAACTTAAAGAGTTTAAGCCACAACTTTTACAAGAAGTAAAAGCGGCATAACTCGGCGGGACTTCGGTCCCGCTTTACTTGGAGATATTATGACAAAGCGTGATAAAAACTTTCGCATGTGCAAGCAAACTAAAATAGGTCTTGCAAACTGTTCCGAACCTTACAGGTCGGCCTATAAAAATCTGATGATTGCTGCTCAGATTTCTTCCACAATTAATCCCAAATCCGATAAGAAGAAAAAAGAAGCTGCCGAAAAGGAAGAATAATGTCTATCTTAATGTATAGTCATTTTCACAAATCTTTTCCTTTCAACTTTGAATCCGATTGGATGAACGCTTGTTATGCTGGCGGGATAGAACCATACAAATGGATGCCGCCAGATGAACATGGCAAGTATGTGAATATTGGAAGACCAATACAAGAGTTTCGACACTACTATTCTTGCACATCGGAAGATAATTTTCTTCGTGCAATGGGTCAACAGGCAACAGAATATTTCTTACTCGAAAATACACCCTCAGTAGATTTTGTTGGATGCACAACATATCGCCGTTATCTTTTGCTCGACAGAAACACAGAAAAAAATGTAGCAAAGATTTCAATGCCTGCCACACAACAGAACGCAGAAAAATTTGGCACACAAGAACAAAAAGAAATTGCATTAGAGTATCTACAGACAGCTGATGTTCTGACAAATCATTCAGTTGCATTGCCATTTTCTGTTGAGGCACAATACTTACAATCACAACCAAGTTTATATTGGCAGATGTTCAAAGAAGCAATACATGATTTGTTTCCAAACTACAGACAACATTTGAGATGGTTCACGCACAATAATATCATTAACTATGAAACATGTTACATCATGCGGCGAGATGTGTTCATGCGTTATGCTGATGAATTGTTTAGAATCTTAGAAAACATATGGAAGAATTGTAGTAGTAAAGATGTTTATCCTACGCAACAGACAACATCTGAACCTTTCCCTTGGAGATATCCTGGTTTCTTAGGCGAAAGATTTATGCCATTCTTTGTCTATGCGAACTCTCTGAAAAAGATACAGGTGCCCTTGGTGATACTAGAATGAAACAGAAATTTATTGATGCACATATGGAAGTTGCTGAGGTTTATTCTCAACTTTCATCTGCAAAAAGATTACAGGTTGGTTGTGTGATTGTAAAAGATGACACAATCATTGGCATAGGTTATAATGGCATGCCCTCTGGTTGGGATAACTGTTGTGAAGATAGGGTACTTTTACCTCAAAAAGAAATCTCTCCTGGTGTCGTAGATATGGCAAGTCGTTATGAACTAAAGACAAAACCAGAAGTCATACATGCAGAGATTAATGCAATTTCAAAGGTCGCAAGGTCTACAAATTCATCAGAATATGCAGATATGTTCATCACCCATGCACCTTGCATAGAATGTGCCAAGTCAATCTTTCAATCCGGCATCAGTAGAGTTTTCTATAGGGATACATATAGGAGTGAAGACGGTATACACTTTCTTCAAAAATGTGATGTGGAGGTGATTCGTGTCTAAACTTAATAAAGGAAAAAGAAATGCAATTAACTGCTAACTTTTCACTGGCTGAAATGGTCAAAAGTGAAACTGCTTTGCGTAAAGGCCTAGACAATACGCCAGGCGAAACTGAAATTGAGAATCTTCGTGTTCTGTGTGAACAAATTCTTCAACCTGTTCGTGAAGCATATGGCAAAGGTATAAAAGTCAATTCTGGTTTTCGTCATCCTGATGTGAATGCTGCCGTTGGTGGTTCCCGTACCAGTGACCATTGTAAAGGTATGGCTGCGGACATTGAAATTCCAGGTGTTGCGAATGCTGAACTCGCTGCATACATTGAACAGTATTTTGATTTCACGCAATTGATTTTGGAATTCTACACCCCAGGTGTTCCTGATTCTGGTTGGGTGCATGTTTCGTATGACCCAAACAATTTGAAAAAACAAGTTCTTACTGCGATGAAAGAAAATGGCAAAACTGTTTACAAGCCTGGGCTCATCGCCTAATCTTTGTAACAAAAATTTAATATTTGTAATCATGGATTATTGTTGTTTTTGGTCTTAAATAAGTGTGACAGTTTTATTAATTGTCACACTTTAACAACAATAAGGAGTTGAGAATTGGTTAAGATTTTAACAGGCATTTTTGCCACTTTATTTTTTACTACTGGCGTTTCTGCCTCTGTTATTACAGGTGCGGGTGCTACCTTTCCTTATCCAGTCTATGCAAAATGGGCAGAGGCCTATAAGAAAGAAACTGGAATTAGTTTGAATTATCAGAGCATTGGAAGTTCTGGCGGCATTCGTCAAATAAATGGTAAGACAGTTACTTTTGGTGCAACAGATGCACCAGTAAAAGGTGCTGCACTAGAAGAAAAAGGACAAGTTCAGTTTCCTGCCATCATTGGTGGTACTGTTCCTGTTTTTAACTTAGAAGGTTTTGCTCCTGGTGAGTTAAAAATTACTGGTGAAGTTTTAGCAGAAATGTTTATGGGTTGGATTGTAAATTGGAACGACCCAAAGATTGCTGCGTTGAATCCAGGTAAGAAATTACCAGACCAAACAATTACTGTTGTTCATCGTGCAGATGGTTCTGGCACCACATTTAACTTTACTGATTATCTTACTGCTTCTAGTAAACTGTGGGCAGAAAAAGTAGGCAAAGGTGCTGCTGTTAAGTGGCCTGCAGCTAGTTCTATTGGTGGTAAAGGTAACGAAGGTGTTGCTGCAAATGTGTCAAGAGTTAAAGGTGCGGTTGGTTATGTTGAGTATGCGTATGCTAAGAAGAATAACATTCCATACTTTCAACTCCAAAACAAAGATGGTAAGTATGTAAGACCAGATGATAAAACATTTGCTGCAGCTGCTGCAGGTGCCGATTGGTTTTCTGTACCAGGCATGGGAATTAGTATTGTAAATCAGCCAGGCGCAGATTCTTGGCCAATCTCTACTGCAAGTTTTATTATCATGTATAAAATACCTGCCGACAAAAAACAATCTGAAGAAGTGTTGAAGTTTTTTGATTGGGCATTTAAGAACGGCAAATCTTTAGCATTAGAGCTTGACTATGTTCCACTTCCTGATATACTAACGAAACAGATTCGTGACAAGGTTTGGACACAAATAGAAAATAAATAGATGTAATACGGCTGGTGCCTCTGCTTCGGTACGCACCAGTTCTTTTTTCACCATGGAGTTATTATGACTAAAGTGTTT